ATGCCCGTGTTGACGGTGATCGTGTCATACAGATTCACCCGTTGTAATCCGTGGTACTGCTGGTATTCCACCGTGTCACCCAACAGCACAAACTCCACATCGAGCGTCAACTGCACATCGTCAACGTGATCCTCGTCAAACATTTTCTGTGCGTCTTCCTGCATCTGCTCCCGGCAACTGGCTTCCGTGCGTGTGATTTTTGTCCCGTCAGCTTTTTCGTATTCTTCTCCCACACCATACGGGCAGTTCAGCACATGGATTCTCTGCACGGGGTAACTCTGCGCTTTCGAGGAGACAACGTACAGGTCTTCCAGATACAGATACCCGCCATCAGCGGCATTACACCTCGGCAGGATTTTCGTGATCACGTTCTCCGTGGAGCGCGTCCACCGGACACCTTGCATATTGACACCGTATGATATCGCAAACCCTGTATCGTTTTCATCGTTCGGGAGCAGGAAGAAATCAGCATTATTCCGAATCAGCTTTGCGTCCAGCGCGTGAACCAGCCCATCCTCCGGGTCGAGCAGGGCATTGATGGGGTTCTTGTAGCTCCAGTCCTGATCATCAATTTTTTTGCCCGTGATATTACAGGCAATCCTCCGTGAATCAGGCTCCATCAGCGTTCCGGTGAGCAGGGCAATCGCGTCCGCTGGTTTCGCGTCCTTGATTTTGCACTCATATAGCGCATTCCCGGCGAAATCATAGGAGTAATGGCGTGCATCAACTGTGATTTTCTGCTCCGCATCATCGCAATTGATGCTGTACACCCGGAACACCTGTGTCAGGATGGTTTGTGCCGGGATGACCTCCCCGGAATGCTCCGCTGTGGTCTGTTCGCAGTCAGCCCTTGCAACAAACCCGACAGCCCCCTGTGCGTCCCTTGCGCGGATATACGCCTCATTGAAATCAGCCAGCTTGTAAATAGTGGTTCCCGCCGCAATGGGGCTGTGTCCAGCAACCTCAACGCCGGGAGTGATCGTCTGTCCTCCGGGGCTTCCACCTCCGGTAATATCAGCCCAAGCCGTAACAAATGACCACACCGTGCTGTCCGTCCCCGGTCGCACCGCATAAGAGAATCGAATCGCCTTATAAACGTTTGTACCGTCAAATACATAAGCTCCGCTGTTGTATGCCTTGACCGCCGACCAGATATAGTTCTGCGGATTGTTTTTGATCTGGAGCAGGATGCTCTGTGTACTGTCGGTTTCTTTTTTGGACTTGACCGGGAGTTTTGCCCAAAACGGGGTTGATGTTGTTGTGCGCCATTCCTTGACTTTCGGCAGAGTGATCGGCGGTATGTTGTTCGGCGGCACGGGAGCCTTGATCAGACTGTCATCCTCAATCAGCCGCCATTTCCCCGCGCTGTCCATGGGATGCTCCATGTGTAGCTCATACGCCCCGCCAGCAACCTCATGAACCGTACACACGGTGGGGCTAAGCACACACAGCCCGTTGTCTGTGAAGGTTGTTGCTGTTTTTTCGTATAGCGTAACCATCACAGCCACCCCCAGTTTGCGTCAATCATCACTTTCACGCCGCTGTCCATTGACACCCCGGATATCCCCTGCGGAATCCTCCAGAAATTGCCCGTGAATGAGCCGCTCCAGATGGAACCGTTGCGTGTGATGACCTCCGCGCCGCAATCCACAACAATGTTCCCGTTGTTTGAGCTTGTGAAGGTGAACTGCATACGGGAACCGCCGATATAAACGCTCTTTGTCCCCGTTCCGGAGTAATTGACGGTCACAACAGGGCGGCTTGCCACATCGCCGGGATTATAGATCGACCCATTTGCGGCGAAAACATACTGCTGTGATGTACGCTGATGTTTGAGAGGCTGGCAGTAAAACAAGATGTTGGCACGTTTAAGCGAGTTCCCCTCATAGGCAAACTCAACAGGATCAAGGATTTCTGCGGAATAAGCCCTGTCAGGCTCATTGGAGAAGGTCACATCACCGGAGCCTTGAAGCCAGCTTGTGATCCGCTGGAAGTCCAGATCAGCCCGTGCGACAACCGTACAGCGTTTGACATAGCTCTCATAGACCCCATCGCCCTCTAACAGCGTCAGGTGTCCAGCCCTGCCGGGGATCGTGATTTCCTCATGCCGTTCGCTCGGCTTGGTAATAGGCGGCAGTCTGTTGATCCACAGCCCGAAATCCGAATAACTGGATTTGTCCTTCCAGACAAACCATGGCATCATCAGCACTCACCTCCTTATGTCCCGTATCCCGCCGCTACCCGGCTGTTTGCGCCGCCGATGTAATTGTCCATCCGGTTGCCGCCGTAGTCAACGACAGCCTGACCGAACGTTTTTTTGCCAACAACCAGCTTGAGGTTTCGCATATCGCTTCGGAGGCTCCGCAGTTCCTCCACCATTGCGTTTGTATTGCCGCTTCGGTAAGCCGCATTTTCACTTGCTGTGAGTACCGCTTCGCCCTTGTGCAGTTCAGCCCGGAACCCGTTTGTTGGCACATAATCAATGCCAACGGCTTTCGGCATATAACTGCCCATGCCGATCCTGTCAATGCGTCCCGCAAGCCCTGTCAGCGCACCCTCAACCATCGCGCCGCCTGTATTTACTCCATCAGCCGCCGTTGTGTAGCTCTGAGCCTGTTGAGATATCGCCCTCTCAGTTGCCGCCTCGGTCAGAGAAATCTGCTTTTGCGTCTGCTCTACCTCTTTCTGTGCAGATGCGGCATCGGCAAGAGCGGAATCAATGTCGTTTTGCAAGCCCGTATAAGTTGACACAAAGCTCTCAAGCTCGTCAGGGCTGTACACGTTGTCAAATGCGTTTTCATCCCATACGGGGGTTTCCTCCCCGTTGAGATTTGCAAGCTCCAGCAGAGAGCCGTATTCATGCGCAATACTCAGCAACTGCTCAAAATCAAGATCGGTCAGGTTGCGAGTTTCATTGCCGATTGAGACTGTCCCATTTTGGAGCAACTGGTTAAGCGCGGCTTCTTCGTCTGATCCAGCCATAAACCGCCCTTGACTTGCCTCTGCATACGCCATGATGGAATCAAGCACCCGGCTCCTGATCTCATCCTGTTGCGTCCGAGCCATTTCTGCCTTGACTTCCGCTGTGCTTTGCTTCGCCTGTTGCTCACCGAGCAATTCATACTGTTCTCTCAGCGCCTTATTCAACCCGCTGATAATTGCCGTGCGCTTCATTGATTCATTTAGCGTTTTCAGATCGTCAATTGCGCTTTGGATATCCGAGCCGTAGTTTTTGAACACCTGACCCGCCGCAGGGAGAACTTCCTCCAATTGTTTCTGCGCGTTTTTCCAGTCTTCTGTGCGTTTTACGCCCTTTCCATACTTGTCATACAGGGAATCCATGTAATTGAGAATGCCTGTTGCTTTTGCGTTCTTGAGATCAATGTCGGTCAGATCATCGTTAAGCTGATCGGTTATATCATCAACCTCTGCTCCTGTTCCGAACAGCCCTTGCCACAGCCCTTCAATAAGCCCACCAGCAAGAGCAACACCCGCATCAATGATGCCGTTGATCATGTCAGGAGCGTTTTTTGCAATGTCCGAAATCGCTGTGCCGATGAAATCACCAATGGCGGTTCCCAAATCCTTGATTTTGTCCGGGTGTTCCTTCGCGCTTTTGAACATCTCCCCGATGGAGTTGATCAGCCATGATGTGATCTTGCTTACACCCTTTACCGCCTCGGGAGCCGCATCAACACCAGCATCCGCAACGGTTGCCAACAGGTCTGCTGGGAGGTCACCGATGGCGTTTGCAATCGCCGTGACAAGGCTCCCGCTGTTGGCAACCGTCCGAACCAGCGTTGGAACCATGTTTTCAATGAACGTGGAGAATGATGTCTGGAAATTCTCCAGCGCATCATTCAGCGGATCGTTGTAAGCGGTTGTTTTCTCGCTGTCCGTCCCGGCAACAGCCACAAGCAGATCAGACCACGCCGCCGCAAGGGAGTTTTTACTGCCGCTGATCGTGTCGGCGGCTTCCTGCGCCGTTGTGCCTGTTATGCCCAGATTGGTCTGTACAACGTGGATCGCCTGTACAAGCTGATCAAAGGTGATTCCGTCAAGGTCGGTGATCTCATGGTCAAGAATTTTGGAATCGTTGACCAGTCGAATCATTTCAGCGGCAGTACCGCCGTATCCCAGCTTGAGGTTGTCGAGCATGGTATAGTTTTTCTTCGCAAACCCCTGATACGCCACTTGGATACTGCCGATGTCAGTACCCATCTTGTTGGCGTTGTCTGCCATGTCCGTGACAGCCATGTTCGCCATGTCGGCGGCTCTATCAGTATCACCACCCAAACCCTGCAACAGAGACGCGCTGAAACTGGTAACGGTCTCCATGTACTGGTTCGCGCTCAGTCCGGTGGTCTTGTAGCTCTGCTTCGCATAGTTGGCGACCTTGTTTGCGGATGTTTTGAACAGCGTTTCAACGCCGCCGACCAACTGCTGATAGTTGGCGTATCCGTCCATTGCCCCGGAAACGACACTATTGATGGAGGATATGCCTTTGCGGATCACATCTGTCGCAAGGTTGCCCATCGCAACAGTCATCGCCGACATTCTGCTGGCTAATGATTTCCCTGATTTTTCTGCGCCTCGAATGCCCTTGACATAATCGCTATCGTCAAGTGCGATTTTAGCGACTAATGTCATCAAATCCATGCTATCCCTCCAATAACGCTAAAACGTGCTGTTTGATCTGCTCCGTTGTCCTCAGTTCGGGTTGCCGATCAAACGGGTTCCGGTACACATCCTCCATCTGATCGCTGAATCGTCTGCTCCTGACCTCGTCAATCCTTCTCCCAGCCGCTATCACGTACACATGATCAGCGACAAACCTCTCAAACCGCGCCTGTTGCCCCCCGACATCATGCTCAATCAGTCTGCACAGAGAACGAAATGACAGAGGTCTGTACTGGTACACCGCAAACGTTACTTCTGCCCACCCGTATGCGGCAATGAGGCGAAAAAACCCAGCAACTCCACAGCGATTGCATCTTTCAGATTGCTTGTGTACTCCGCATCGGGCATCTTGCTGATCTCCTCGGCCTTCTTCCCGGTGTGTGTAGCAATCAGCCTGTCAGCCGCATCCTGATTCTGTGCAATCATCAACCCGCACACTTGCAGGATGATTGCCGTCATGCGGATGTTGTCCGTCACGCAGTCCGCATCAATCTTTTTCAACAGCGCACCCATGCCCTTGATTTCGAGGATGTCCCCGACAAGCTCCATGGTTTCCGCTAACTCTTTCCGTGCCATGCTTTTGCCCTCCTCTTAACAAAAGCAAACGGGGGAGGGGAAACTCCCCGTCCCCCGGTAGTGGGTTCGTCACGCCGCCTTGTCGAAGAACACAACCTCAAACGGCGCTTCATCGTAATCGTTGACTTCATCTTGACAGGCGTGGAACTCAACCGCCAGCGTACCCTCGCCCTTGTCGGTGAAGGTCAGCGTGAAGTCCGCTGTGTTGATGGCGTTTTTCAGGCAGATCAGCACAAACCGACCATCCGACAGATCGCCAACCCAACAGAGATTCTCCAGATAGTCCTCATCGCCCAGCGCGGTCTCCATCTTGATGACGGTCTTTTTGCCCGTGGTAGTTTTCGTGCCGCCCAGCAGGGAGGCGAAGTTTTCAGCGGTCACTTCCACAACCGTGGTGGACAGATACGCATCCACGGAATCAACGAAATTGCCGCCCTTGAAGTTGTAGCGCATCCCGTCAATCTCAGGCTGGCGCATCTCACGGGTCACCGTGAACGTGCCGCCGCCACGGGTCGCTCCGAGCAGATTAGTCCCGGAGGTGATCTCGGTGGTAATCGCCGTTTTCAGCGCGGCGGCATCAGTAACGGCTGAATAACTAAAGTTCTTGAGGAAAATGCCAGCGTTAAGCTGGAGATTGTCAAACGTGGCATTCCTCAGCGCATTGGTGGAACCGGGTGCAGACATACGGTACTCCTTCCTCCGGGTCAATCACCCGGCAAGTGATAAGCGTTGATAAGCAAATTGATGTAAGCAGACTGTGAATACTCATCTGTCAGAATTTGAATCAGCGGGGTCGCAGGGTAAATCACCAGATACCCCCCAGGCTGTTCAAACTGGCGTTTGATGCCGATTGCCCCGGTGATTTCATCAGCCTTGGCAAGCAAGTCTGTCAGGCGGTTTTTCGGATACCACACCTGACAGTAAAAGCTGTTTTGCTGATCCCATTCCGGTTCGGTGAGCGGGTACGTAATGTAAGGCAAGACTACCTCATCCGGGACGCTTTCAAGCGTGTACGCCGGGAGACCGAAGCCCCCGAAGAACGTTTTGAGGGTCGCGGCTGTATTACGCATTCGGCAACACCCACTTTTCAGCGGTCACCTTGGCAATCTTGATGGTGCTGGCTTCCGGTGCTTCTGAATCCGTGACATTGCTCGTCACACGAAACACCTGTCCGTCAGAGAGCCGCCGAAACACATCGTGATAATCCAATTGAAACCCCTTGCGGATGACAACCGTGAAAATCTCCGCAATGCCCTGTTTTTCGGCAACCATCACTTCCGGTGAACTGTTTTTGATGATCGTTGCATCGAATGTCGCGCCGTCTGCCCAGTAATCCACGGAACTGCCGTATGGGTCATCCTCCCGGATGTGGTTGAGGATGCGGCATTGCTCCATCATGCTGTCGAGTAAGCTCAAAATGCCACCTTCCTCCATCGGTTTAATTGATCACCGAAGACCTCCTGCCACGATCCGGGACGCGCTGACCCGTTACCGCTTGCCTTGGTGTAACTGTATACCCCGATCACGTTCTCGCTCTGGTAAGGGCTGTTGATGACATCCCCGTATTTTGCCACCCACGTTTTAATCTCTTCGGATAGTGCGATGACCGAAGGAGGCACAGCCAGAGCGCACACGCTCCCATAGAACGTCTCATCCCGAAGCCCCGCCGCCGAGGTGTCATCATCGTTTTTGATGCCGTCCGTGTGATAGGTGTATACCCCATCATTCAGATCGCTACCGACAATCAGTATTCTCTGCCCGTCCTTGACGAACGGAAGGGAGATCATGCCAGCATCAATCGTGTACGTTCCCTGACGGGCATCCTGACTAAAATAGTTGTGGATGTACTCACAAATCTGCTGGATCATGGTCTCCCTCCTGTTTAATCGGCTCTCTTTCGCCCTCTGGAGGGTTTCTGAGCCGCTTTAGCCGTTGCCTTGGGATTTTCCTCATGCGGGGTTTCTGCCGCCTTAATCACCGCAAAACCAGCCTTATTTTGCGTCCCTGCCAGATAGGCAAGCCGTTCGGCGGGAATCTCCCTGCCATCATGGGGGAACACGTCCCCATTGGCGTACAGATGGTGATCGGAAAGATCACGCCATGTAGCCGTGCTGATGTACTGCATTAGGTTCCGGGCGTGTTGGTAGCCGTGCCAATGTACAGGCTGGTCGGATTGTACAGCACGGGGATAAACAGCGCGGAGGCTTTCGTCCACAGCACAGCCGGGTCATGCTCAGCCCACTGCGTGATGTACACGAACGGGCTGTTGGTGCTGGCGGCAACCGTGTTATTCAGTTCGATACCAGCATCAGTCTCCGGGGGATCGCCCCACAGACCGTCACCCAGACGCAGACCACCATCGGGAGCCGCGAAGAAGGTGATGCCATTAGCGGGGAAACGGCGGGTCGCGGTCACATGAGGACGCCCGTTGGTTTCCGCACCCGGCACACCATACGTGGTGTCGTTGGTGATCACGTTGTCAATGCCGTATTCCTGAGACAGATACGCCTCCAGATCAGTCCGGGAGACAAGCTGACCCACCATCGCAGAACCGTTGATCGCCTTCTGGATGTAGGGGTTCTTGCGCATCAGGTTCAGCACGGCACGGGAGGTCATCAGACCGTTCAGCGTGTTGCCGCCGTTGAGCGCGGTGTCCACCAGTTCCTCAAGAGCCACATCAAGGGGCTTGGTCGCGCCAGCACCCATATCAATGGTGAGACCTTTCTGAGCGGCAGGAACACCGTAATCAATGGTCAGATCAAGGTTGTTCTCCTTGATGGTCACCTGACCAGTAGCCATCAGTTCATTCTTTGCAACCTTGGTGCGGGTGATGACCTGTTCGCCCAGACGGATGCCGTCATTGACAACATAGTCATACATCTCATCGTTCTGCACACCGGAGCGCAGGAGCGCACGCATCCTCTCACTCTGGTTGATCTTGACCTTGATCAAGCCCTTCTCGATGTTGTGAGTGTCCACAGGCACACGGAAGGTCTGCTGTGCTTCGGTGTCAAAACCGTGGAACTGCGCCATCAGCGGAACCTGATACTCGGCGGCGATGCTCTCCCAATGAGCAACAATGTTATTGGTTTTCACATCACCGAAAAGCCGGTCGATGGGGTCATTAGGATTGGTTACCTGAAAGGGAATGTCCAGCCACTCTTCGCGGGGAACCAGACCCATGATGTTATCCTCGAAACGAGCCATCTATTCCACCTCCTATCAGTTGAAGTTGGGGCGCGTGATCGTGGGTTCCGTCTTGAACGTGATCCCCTTCAGCGCGGTCTTAGCGTCAGCAACAACGGTGGCAGGGAGCCGACCCTCGTAGACAACGCCAACAGTAACAATGGAACCGGGCACCGCGCCCGTGGACACATCCGTATCCTCGTACAGCAGACCCTTCGCGGTCGCGCCGTTGGCAGGGATCACAGCCCCCGCAGGTACGTACTTCGTGCCATCCTCGCGGGTGACAACCTGAGCATGGTTCGCCGCAATCTGAGCGGTCTCACGGACACAATCAGCGGAAGCGAGGAACCAGCCAGCATGGAACGTGGTATTAGTCTGATCATGCTGAATGAAGCTCATAACGCTTACTCCTTCCCGGCATCAACCTTGATGCCTCGCATTTGTAGGTGTTTGGTGTAAAGCTCTCGCGCACGGCTTTCCCCGCCGCTCTGGTTCGCCGGGGGATTTGCAACGCTCTGTTTGCGCTCCCTCTGCTGAACCTTGAAATCGCCCCACTCTTCACCGATGGACTTTTTCAGCCCGTCCAGATTCTCAAGGGTTCCGTCCTCGGCAAGTTTCATGTCAGCGAAGTTGGTTGCCCTCATAACCACATCAATGCGTTTGTCATTGATATGTTCATCAGCCAGCAACCGCCTGTAAGCCGCTTTGACCTTGTCCAGTTCAGCATCCTTGGCAATCTGCGCTTTGTAGTCCTCAAACGCTTTGTGTTCCTGTTCCCATTTGCCTTTGTAATCCTCGCCGTTGGCGATATCCGCAAGCTGTTTCTGGAGGTCAGGAACCTTGTCCGCTTCAGCCTTGAAACTGTCAGCGTCCTTCTGCGCTTTGTCCCTCTGTGCTTTGAGGGCATCGGTAACGTTGGTGTGTTCCTCGATGATCGCGCTGATCTGTTCATCAGTCAGGTTCATCGTTTTCAAAAAAGACCGGGTAAATGCCATGCGTTTTCCCTCCCGTTGCTTCGGCTCCAGTACCTCGGAGCGTTGGAGTGTGTAGAGCGGTTCTTTGCTCTGCTTGTATTTTTGCGTATCACAGCGTTTGGGTCTATCGCACGATGGTGAAATGACTAATGCCAAAAGCTGAAAAAAAGACATAAAAAAGAGGTGCGGTTCTCGCACCCCTTATCCTTTAAGCTCTGTCTCTATAATCCGTATGTATTCAGCTCTGTGGTTCTCCACCGCTGGTCGCAAGTATGGCTTCGCCCTGCTTCGCCTTGTCCCTAACTCGACATATGGCGCATAGTAAACATTTGTACCTATTGCCTCCGTCTTTTCATCCGCTTGTTCGTGCGTGATGCTGTTTCGGAGGTTGCCCGTGATAACTGATCTGTTACGTGTAAGGTTGGTTTTCGCATGGTTTTCCGCTGTGCCGCCGCAGATTTCTAATGCACGGTCAATACTCTTTTGAAATGCATCTTCAATCGCCGCCCGGTTGCTGTGAAATTGGATGCTCATTTGCCTTTTTCATCCCTTTCGATGATCTCAGCGGTCACAACAATGCTCCCGTTTTCACCGTGAATACCTGTGACCTTGTACTTCTGCCCACGGGCAAGCAATACTTCCTGCTGTTCATCGCCCTCAATGTCAAACTCTTTGAGATCACGCCCCATTGTTCCGGGTGGTGCTTTGATTTCAAGCACAACGGGCTTTTCCGATCCAGTAAAGCCACCCCAATCAAAGGCAAGTTCTTTGTCCTTGGTTGTACTCATGTACCCTTTTTCGGTGATCGTGTTTCCGTCCGTTCTGGAAACTATGCCCTCGACCTGTTTTCTAATACTGTCGGCATAATTGCCCTTTCCAAAGGAATCCTTGCCATACAGGAGATATGTGTTCATGTTCTGGTAATCGCTGTCAGAAATCTTCCCAAAAACAGCTTCTGCATCAACGCTCCTAAACAGCGTTTGTGCATTCCCCAACTGGTCAGAAAGTGCGGAATCCATCAGCTTGACAAATTCCTTGTCATTATCGGTCAGATCGCCAGCCCGACCCCGTAGAATCTGGTTGATAAACATCATATCGCCAGAAACATAGTCCTCAACTGCTTGATGTTCTGCATCAGTCAGCTTGTGCGGTGTCCGTTCGATCTGCTTCTGCACCTTCTTTCCAAGCTGTGACGGTTCGCCCGGTTTCGGGTCTGTCGGCTGAACCTCACCCCGTGCCTTTTTCCCCTTCTTCCAGTCCTCATAGGATTGCCCGTCTATGGTTTCACTTTCGCGCCAGTCCGGTTTTGTCCGATCTTCATACTTTGGATAAATGGATACAACCGTACACCGACAATTGTACACAAGAGCCGGGTGTGCTGTCGGATCGCCGGGGTAATTTATCTCCTGACCGTCAATCTTGAACGGTTCATCAAACGGCACTTCCTGCCCGTCCAGTCTCCTGTGTGCGTCTCTTGTGCGGCTGTCCAGCGTTGCAAGCCATTGCTTGCGTATCTCGATACCCATTTGGGCGGCATCCTCCATCTGCTGTTGCCGCCCCGCATTCTGCGCCCCTGTGATGGCTGTCCGCGCAAACAAGCGCATCCTGCTCTGTGACTGTGCCGCTAAATCCCGGCACAACCTCGCCGTGATCTGCGGAATGCCCTCTCCCTGTATGATTCCCTGCTTGACGATGTTGTTTACTTTTTTGTAACACCATTCGTATTCTTTCGGCTTGTCAATCTCCCATTCCGGGAGAATCTGCGGGTCTTCCTGTATCAGTTTCGCAACCGCTTGTGTGTTGTAAATCCCGAAGCCGATTCCAAGCGTTTTCTCTGCTACATACGCCTCGTGGTTGTAATTCTCCGCGAACACATCCAGCTTGCGCTCGTTGATGATTTTCGCCGCTTGCTGATCATGATCTGTCAACACCGCGCTCACCTGTCGGATTTTGTCCTGCCATTGCCCACGGATGAACACCTGTCCCGCCAGCCAGTCCTGATATTCCTGTTGGCTCATTTTCCCTTCCTGCACTCGCTGGCGCATCATCGCATCCCGTGCGGTATGGCGTTTTTCAAAATCCTTGAGCTTTTCTTCAAGCTCTTTACGCGCTGTTTTGTACGTTTGCTGGAGCTTCCGGTCAATCCCTCTGATCGCCTTGTCTGCTACCGTTGCGCCATAATCGGGCATTTACTCGCCCCCTGTCGCAAACGGATTCTCCTCTGTCCCTCTCCTCGCAAGGATCGCGTCCACCTCGTCAACACTCACAAACGGCAGTTTTTTCAGCACGGTCGCGTCATCGAGATAGTTAGCCGCCAGCATGACCATTTCGGTTGTCTCTTTGTCGTTAGCAATGCGGCTCCTTACAAAAATCGGATAGTCCTCAATGCCCAACAGAGAGAGTATCTGCTGAATAAACTGATTCGCCTGATACTCAAAATCGTCAGCTTCCAAATCCATAGGCTGATACGCCGCTCGAATCTCCGTTGCGGTTTTCTGTCCACCCGTGAACGTGGTCACATCCAGCGCACCGAAATCACGGTACAAGCTGTCCTTAATTCGGTTCAGACAGGCTTCCCGACTGTTGTACGGGATTTCCTGCGCATACGGTGTGATGGGGCTGTTCTGGTTGTCTGCCACCACGATGTGCTGGAGAAGCATCCGGTCGCGGAGCCGCTGGATGTCATCTTCCTGCATTCCAGCCGCATTGTCAATTATCCAATACATCTGCGCACACTCGGAGAGGTCATTGGCGTACCCGCTGTGGATCAGGTCATATGCATCAATGTTCGCCTTTAGCCCGACAAGGGTACTCTGCTTGTTTTTACTCCCGTACATCACGGCAATTGGCAGGGAAGTGTAATTCTCCCCGCCGACAATCTCCTCGCCGTCTGCCTCGCTGATCTGTACAGTCTCTTTGTACGGGCGTTTCTCCTCCCGCAGTTCCAGCGCACCCAGCCCATACTTGCCATCAGCGGTCATGTAACGGCTGTACCCGTCCTCCTCGTACAGGTCAACCACCACGGGACGCTTGTGCCACTCAAGACACCAGAACCGCACACCCGCCCGGATTTTGCCCGTCACCTCATCCGGGAACGGCAGGAACTCCGTCATCGGGAATACGTAATAATCGCCATCATTGTAAAAACAATAGCACACCCCATGTTCCAGCGAATAGAACCCAACCCGGTACAGTACATCATCAAAATCATTGCCCAGCGCATCCTTCGTCAGGTCATGCGTGATAATGCTCATATCCGGGTTCCGTTCAATGGTCTTCCCGGCGAAACTGACCCCGTTGCCGAGGCTGTAACTTGTGCGCTGTGTGTTCAGCAAATGGAAGAAGTTGCTGGCAATCCGGTTGTTCGGGTTTGTGAAGTCCACACTCGCCACCCCGGTGATGTCGTAAACCTTGCGCACATACTCGTTGATGCGGACATTCTGCTGTTTTTCGTACTTGTCCGCTTCCTGCGCCAGCTTGTACTCATCGCTCCGCATATACTGCGCGATAGCCTGTCCTAACCATTTAGCCCTGTCGGTCTGGTGTTTCTCGAACTCCTGATAGGTGATTATCATTCCCGCCACCCCCGTCATTGAAATGCTGATTTGTAGCTCTGCCTGTTCCGCTTGTCCCAGTAACGGCACACCACGCTTGCGCTGTCCGGTGCGTCATCGTGTTCTGCGTCCTCCGTGTAGTCGAGTATCTGCGCGATATACTCCCGGTCGGTTCCCTCAAGCCATACAATGTCCGTCCACCATTTGCGGAGATACGTGCTGATCTTCAAATACTTGTTTTCGCTCTCATGGTATGTCACGGCTTTTGTTCCCGCCTTGCGGAACTCATTCGCAAGATACCCCTTATCGCCGTTGTCCTCACACCACAGCGGAGCGCAAGCAAGCCGTTCACACTCCGCGCTGATGATGTCCATCACCTTGTCAACGTGACCATGCCACATTCTACCGTACAGATACAGTTTGTCCCCGATCCGCTTGCCACAGGTGAATGCCGTGTAGTCATCGCCGCCATACGCCGCATCAACATGGGCAATACCGTCCCGCATGATGTCCTGTTGATTGAAATACTTCGGGGCCGTTTCAAACAGAGCATTCTCAGCCGCAATGTGTCGCAGTTCGTAGTTCGCCGCGAACAGGGACGGTGACATTGACTGCCTGATCCCCTCAAGCTCTTCCTCGGAAATGATTTTCTTGATCTCCGGGTGATAGCAGTCATACCGCACAGGTGGCGGCATGATGGAGAAACAGTCTTCCTTGTGCCACGGTGTGCCTGTGTTGAAAATCCTGCCGCCCCTCGTTTTGATGTTAAGGAGTTCTTGATAGATGATCTTTGTGCGCTCCCGTTCGGCTTTACTGATCCTGTCCTGCACATTGACGATATCATCCGTGAATATCCTGTCAAAATGCTTGCCTGTCAGGCTCCCGCCAGTACCTACACCGATTAACTGTGATGCACCCTTATTCCCAATGGACAGGTTGGTGTTCAGTTCTGTCGCGCTACGCACGTTCAGCTTGAGGTTGACACCGTATATACTCTGCACGAAATACATGGTGTGCGGAGAGGACAAAATCTTGTACACCTGTTTGATTACTTCTTTCACATCCGAATCGGTCTTTCGCATGAACATGACCTTTTTCGATGGGAGCAGAACACATATCAACGCCAGCGCGATTGACACACAGGTGGTCTTGTAGCACCCACGGGAGGCTTGCAGGGTGTAATCATCCTGACAACAAACCATTTCCCTGATCCAGTCATTGTGCAGACTGCCCAGTTCTTTGAAACCGAGCATCTTCCCAAACTCGGCTGGTCTATTCTTGAGGAAACTGATCGCTTGATTTCTTGTCATCGCTTCATGTGGTATCGCGGTCGGTCTTTGTACTCTTTATTGATGTCAAAGGCAAAATCTATGTACTCATTCATCACTTAGAACAGCCTTTTCCACCTCATCAATCACATCCTGCTCAACCTCGGCAAGCATGATCTTCTCAACGGGCTTTTGACCGACCGTATCCCGTAGGACTTCAAACGCCCGGACATTGCCCTTCATGACTTCTGAGAACAGCTTTTCCGTGATTGCTTGCGCCCCTGTGCGGGTTACACCTTTCTTGTCAGTAAATGTCTGTTCAAGAAGCAATTCAAGGGCTTTGCGTAGGTCACGCTTTTCTGCTCTTGCCTTGCCAGAAGCAATGCCTCCCTTCTTGGCTTCCTCTTTGCTTAAATGATATTCTCCGGGTCGGAGATTTTGTTCGTTTGCCATTCATCAAAACACCTCAATCATATGAAATTAACATCACGTGGAACATTGTAAAACGAGTTCGGTGCAGTCATCCTACACGGAACATCACAAGTCCGCATATCGGTGATAGCTTTCTTGTGTTTGTCCATAATATCGCTGTCAAAAATGCTACCTATAATGTCTTTGGGCTTGTGACAGCAGTACATCACATCACCAGATTCATTTACCGCTATTTGCGCCCAATGTGAAACGCATCTGTCAAACTTCTGCCCGATATGATTATACTTATAGTTGATTGTTACTCTGTTGTCTTTTTGCTTTAGTTCTGAAATGCAGGAAATTATGTCTTCAACATTTTCACAGCAATTTGTGTAATATATCCCGTTTGTGCTTTCCATGGGGCGTATCACAATATAATCAACTGGCAAATCTTTGTTTGCATCATAAAAGCGAATAATGCGTTCTGTATCGGTTCCGATCTGCTGAATGCCAAGGCTTGTTCCATGGTGCCTTTCTTTGAACTTGATGATATTATTTCTCACAGAGGAATAACCATTAACGCCCCGTGCTTGTTTGTAACTTTCCTCATCCCATGCATCAAGCGAAACCTTGAGATACACGGGATCGCAGTCCCGATACATAAGAAAATTAGAATTGATCCCATAATCGATCCCAGAATCATCAAGACACTTTATGATTCCATCAAAGTCAGGATTTATGCACGGTTCACCACCGCCTGTAAGAATTACAGCCTTAACGCCAATTGCAACCAGTCTGGACAGCACTTTTTCAAACATCCCAACCGACATGTATGTTTTCTCAGTTCTCCCCCATCTGCTATACGTGCAGAAAGAACATTTATTGTTACAATAAGTCGTTAGAAAAACATCCGCCGTAATGGGCTTATGCTCCCCGGTGATTCTGTCAGCATGATACACTAACTTACTTTCACTTATCATGTTGCTTTCTCCACTTCTGGTTTAGAATCTTTGGTACGCATGCGTCCCAGTTCACGTTGTGGTGAATTCTGGAATTCTTCCCGCCATTCTGGAAATCCCGCATCACGGAGACAGAAACACATGACGGCATACTGATAACAGCATAAAAAGTTTTCATGTACGTCCCATAGTCCCGGTAAATGTCACTCATCCCCCCATCAACGCTTTGTGTTGGCTTTTGTACTATGCTTGAATCAACGGCAGTAAGAAATAGATTTCCACGGCTACCCAGCGTTGTGTATGTCACTACGTCCTCATTCATAGTTCCACGGAAATCAATAGGACAAGCGGATTTGCAGAAGAAACTATTCATAGCCTTTCGGAGTACACGCTCATACAACTTTGGATTTTTTGCTCCACCAATTAAATCCCCGCCTTGTGCCATGCAGACAGTAAGAGCGCCAGAACTTTTCAACCATTCAACATATGCGCTGAAAAGATTGTCAAGATTTTTGCATTTTTTAACCTTAAGCTTTCCACCATCAACGTATCTAAACTCAATTGACGTAAAATCATCCTCAAGCATCAAGAAATACCTGTATCCCAGACTGCTCGCAACATCGAATACAGCATGTCTTGCAAACAGGATTGCATTCTTGTTCCCGGTTAAATCCATTTCATCAATCTTGTCATAATATTCCTGTTTGCAGAAAGTTATGACGTTTTTTGCTCCATACTGTTGCTTGTAGTCATCCGCCATTTCGTCCTCATCATCAATCAGAAAATAGAGTTCCCCAGTATAGCCACCATCACGAAGGACTTTTACGGTTGGTATATTCTTGGCTCTCCCATGAGTAAGAATGAAAACACAAAAATCAGAATTCTGAGCAATCAACTTTCATCCCTCATTTCGCCAATTGACCCAGCCAGTTTTGCATATCCTTCCGCAATGGCATTATCAATGTCAATAATGACGAGTGCCGATCGTTCCATAAGCCGTTGCATTTCCTCTCCAGTTTGTGCATAGTATTCTGCAATTTTCTTATAATTGAAAACAATATGCCTTTGCGCCGCATGGATAAGAAATCTTTTTTCCTCTTCAGATACATCGGCATGACTAATTTCATCAATCAGCAAATCAGTCTTTTGTGTGTCAACGAGATCATTCAATTCGACACCTTCTCCAGTTGGCTCGTACTGCGGAATACTTGCCTTTGTTGTGTACTGGTTGCCTGTGTCATCATCTTGTGACGGAAGTCCGAAATCAAAATCAAACCCTACGAAATCCAGTCCGTCAATATCATCTGCCAGCGCATCAAAATCAAACCCGGTTTCCGCATTCGTTTGGTTGTCAGCAATCCGCAGTTCCCGTATATCTTCCTCGGTCAGTTTATCAGCCGTCTTGTCGATAACATGATACGGCATTTCACAGCCCAGTTTAATTGCCGCAAGCCGTCTGCCATGCCCAATGACAAGCACGTTATCAGATGTGATAACGACATCCTGTTGCCAGCCGAACCGTTTGATGCTGTTCACGATGTTTTTAATCTGCTTGTCTGTGTGAATTTTTGCGTTTTTCTCATAAGGTGTAACTGTATTCGGATCAATCCACCGCGAATATTTGCTACGGTCAAACTCCTTGCCCTTCTTCGCCATTCCTGTGATCACCCCCAACCAATGTGGTTTAATCCAACTCATATAATGCGTTTACCGCCGTTTCTCTGCGTTCTCCGCTGTGTCCATTGTCAGGCATAATCCCAGCGGTTCCAGCAGGGCAATCAATGTGGACACCCTGCAATCGCCCCTGCTGACAATCCTGCTGACCGTCTGCCCGTTCACCGCGAATCCTGCCCGTGCGCTCCACTGGCTCTGATTCATGCCCCGATCCCGCGCCGCCTTGTCTGCCATGAGGATCAGCGTCCTCGCGTCCATTGTCAGCCCCCTTTCTTGCCTGTGCAATCGCGTAAAGCTGAATTTTTCATACGTCCTCCTCCTCCGTTTCTTCCTTCACCCGGCGCACCCATGCAACGGTCTGCCAGTTGACCAGCGCCCCTGTGCGGTTGAGTGCGTCCCCCATGTCGATTTCATCCCCTTCCTGTCCGTCAGACGCGAAGTCAAACATAGTCCCATTCCAACGGTCAAACGGTGTGCGGTCATCCAGTTTTACTTTGTGACCGCTTGTAAAAAAGACCTCAATCCTGCCCATGCTGTTCCTCCATCCTATCCCCGAAATAGTACCGCTGTATCCCGTCCACTCCAACCCAATGCGCGAATTCCTGTCCGTGCCAGCTATCATCCGCTTTTTCTTTCGGTACCACAATAATGCATGGAACCTTCCGTTCCCGCATATCATCCTTGCACCATTCGCAGTTCGTCACGCCCTCGCAAGGCTCAATTACCAAAGAATCGAACGGGAAAGCAATATCCCGGTGTCCGCTGACAAACTGCTCATATACAGATCCGGCATTGCAGTCATAGGGTGCATCGTCCCAGTCATCGCCATACCAGTCCTTCAGATCGTCAGCGCCAAGATAGGATCTGACAACGTTTCCTTTTTTCTCGAAGTCAATGATTATCATCCCAATCCACCTCCCGTCCGCACCGCCAGCAGTAATTATCTCGGCTCCCCTTGGCGATCCTCAGCCCTGCTCCGCACATCCCGCAGTATCCCCATCTGCGACCGGATGTTTTTGTTTCGCCTACAATGCGCGGCTTCACGGGCTTTTGAGCCTCCAGCGCCTCCATGCCCATACGGCAAGCCTCTTTCACGGTTTCAAGGCTGTCATACGCTTCCCGGTGTTCCGGGTTTAGAATTTCAATTGCTCGGTCAATCGTCATCAGCTTCATCTCCATCAAACATACTGATCTGGTTTTTGTCGGGCTTTTCGCCTTTGCGGCGCGTTACCCACCATTGCATCACATCGTCGGCATCCTGCCATTCCTTGTTAGGCAATCCTGCTCTCTCTCTCTCTCAGCATCCTTGTGAACGCGCTCATGTACGCTCGTTTGAATGCCGGGTATGCGTCCATTTCCCTCACTCTGTTCGGAGACATCGGGCATCCGATACACCCCAGCCGTGTCCATCCCTGATCGTAGAGCTTGCAATGCGGAACCTTTGCGACATCATTCAGAAACTCCCACACATCCTCATCCTCCCACGCGATGATGGGATTGACGAGTGTTTTCCTGCGGCGGTAGCACATTTCCACAGCGTCCTTTGTGGTGTCGTTATCGTAATTCAGCGCCACCCCCCCCCCCCCCTGGGAGTTTCTGTAAAATTTACGCCAGCATCCTCCAGCTTTTTCATGTCCTTTTTCCCGGCATTTGTGATCGTTACAATCCCTTGATTATTCCTTCGGTTTGCGCTCTCAGCCCACCGAACGCCTGTGACGGTCACTCTCCCTGTACCGCCCGTCTCCTTGAGGACATCACAGCAGTATCGCACGACCCGTGTCGGCGGCATCTTTTTGCGAGGGATCAGGTTCCACATGGTGATTGCTTCCCCTGTATCCGGGTAATACTCAACGTGCTGGTTCTCCCACGCCTCCGGGTACTGTTCCTTGATAAACTGCACCAGTTCGGGCGGGTCAACCGTGGTCAGCGAGTAGTGCAGTTCGTGCTTCACCCCCGCCATGCGGCACAGTTCCGCAACGCATTGGCTGTCCTTCCCGCCGCTGAACGCCACGTAATACCCTTCCTCTGGTTCCAGCGCCCGGAGCATATCAATGGCTATTTGTACCTTGTCGATCTTGTTCCCTTCGATGTCGTACTCAATCAGCATCCCCGCTCACCTCCTGTTCTGCAAGGCTACAAAAATCATCAGCGGAATGCCCGACCATTTGCGAATACTTCCCGCATTTGGGAGGAATAAAATCATCTCGATCTGTGATCACTCCCGGAACCCAGTATTTGCAATCCTTGCACCGGACAACTATTTGCTTTTTGAACCATCTCCAGATTGGGCAATCGTCCCCGTCAGGTACGCAGGAATAGCAAACACCTGTCCTTGATGGACATCCTTCCATGAGCCAGCACCGTTTTCTATCGTCGGGCATCCCCGGTCACCTCCTCCGGCGGTTCTGGCATCTGCATCCAATGCGTGACCTCTGGCGTGAGCGTTCTGCTTACGGTTGTGTACCACTCGCCGTCATGCGTTTCCCCTGTGGTAACGAACCGTGTGCCGTCCTTAAAGCTCACAGCCACAAGCACCTTGTCGGACTGTTCACGCCACATTGCGTTATTCCATTGTTTCGAGCCGATCAGCCGCCAGAAGATCGAATGTGTTTCCGCTGGCGTCCTGTCCTTGACGCTGATCCATCTGGGTTGTTCCAAGATGATCTCGACCCACTCCCTGATTGACTTGCCCAAAAACGAGAACTCATTCAGCCCACGGAACGCCACATCTTGCACCAGCTTGTCGATGTCTGGTGTCCATTTGATCATGATGCTGTCAGTCCCGTACGTAATCGTAGGCGCATCCATGATTGCCCGGATGACATCTTCTTTGTTGTACTGTTGCGTGATCGGGGTGATTTGAACCGCTGTCTCAAGCACTTCTCGAAGCGCGTCCGCATCAATCAGTCTTGGCATTCCAGTTAATCCTCCTTCGATGGCTTATATGGCTTTGGCATCGGCATCCACGCTATTGTTGTTTTCCATACACGCCCAATACTGAACTCATCCCATACAGAGTGCCAATGTCCTTCACCTTCACCGTCATCAAAATAGCTTGCTGATTCAACGTACCGCTTGTTCGGTTTGTCATCGTATAGATACGTTGTCAACACTTCATCATCTGTTCCCGGCAGTCTGTCATTGACCGAAATCCATTTGCAAGGGACATTAATATCCGTGGCAACGGTCGGCATCTGCTCCACAATCCGCATCGCGTCATCCAGCCCTCTGCACATGGCGGCTCTCTCAGCCGCAACCTCTGCCGTATCTCTATCTGACGGACTTGTAGCAAGCCAATGGTCATTCAGCACCCGGCACAGCGCATTCGCATCAATCAGTCTTGCCATTTCCGTTCCACCAGCTTTCTTATCTTCTCGATGTCTGAGGCAATACTCATGAGGCAAATCATACAAACACCGACAACCCAAATAAGTAACACAGTCATTTCTGCACCACCTCCCCATGCTTTTCGTGCCACATCCTGATCAATCTAATCATCTCCGTTTTGCTAACACTCCCAAACTGATACGCCAGCATCACCAGTCCGGGAGGTGGTGGAAATGTCATTGTGTTGCCCTCCTTTTTGCTCTCTCCCCGGATTCCGTCTCCCTGTGCGGTTTAATCCGGGTGATAGAGTAGCTCGTCAAATCATGTCCGTCCCGTCCGCGATTCCCGCATATTGGCACTCCGAACGGTTGCCCCCGTCTGCCCGATGGGGGAGGATGTCATCAAACGTTTTGCGTATCTCGCAATGCCTGATCTCCGTTTTGCCCATATCGCAGAATGAACACCTGTTGTCCATAACCTCGTTCATCAGCCTGTTGAGAGCTGGTGTCGGAACGTAACTGTATCCTGTGGTATCCATCGTTTTACAGGCTCTCGGAGGCTCAACCTTGGTGTAGACCACCGTATACTTTAGCTCTGTGTTGATCTGCTCCAGCTTGTTCAGCGGTATGGTGGCAAGAAAGTCATTCAGCACCCTGCGCCCCAATGACAGCATCAGGCAGTAATCCCGCCATGTGGTTTTCCCTGCCAGCTTCGCGCGTTTCTTCAGCCCTTCCGCATCATCTGCAATCAAGCTGACCACTCCGCAAAACTCCTGTATTTTCGTGTACTCCCTGCCGCTCAACGGTGTGCGTTCACTCTGCATTGATATCACTCCCAAACATCGATTCAGCCCATTTCGCCGCGCTTTTCTTCGCGTATTCCTCGCTTATGTCTAATGCCGCCATTGTAAGCAGTTCAAACTCCCTGCTCCATCGAATCCCACGGCAAGCCAGATTCACCGTGTCAAGCTGGTAGTCAATTGCTTCGGCGAGCTTGCGCTGTGTCCATCCCATTGTCCTGAGTTCGTCCCGGAGCCACAGCCCGTACCATTTGATTTTGCCCGTTCCTCTTGCGACCGGGAACTTCAATTTTACTGGCTTCGGCTCCGGTTTCGGCGGCTTGTAATCTCGCGCCATGCGCTTGATGTACTCTTTACCCCATTTGCAGGATTCCTTGCATTTTTTGCAAACCTCCCACCCTTGTTCGGTGGCGCTCCTGCACATGTGGATCATCAAGGTTGCCCGATCCTTGACTGTAGCAGGATCATTAAGCTCCTGCCGTGGGACATACTCAGCCGGGTAATAGGTGACCTTCGCTTGCGGTTCCTTCTGCGGAATCACGATGTGGATGCCTTTTACGGGGTTCAAAATATCCACCCCTCCACCTTAACATTGCTGTAGTACCCGGTCAGCGTCCCCTCGGCGTTAGGAACAATCGCCCATCTGATCAATGCCCATTTCAGCTTGCGCCAGTAGTACCGCCCCCGGCTCATCCATGCAGGATGTGCCTTTGCTGGTTGCGCCCAGTATTCACCGATCCACCAATCATACGCACGTTTCATAGCCCTCAACCTTTCCTTTTCATGTTCCGCTTGATGCAGTATTCCAGATATTTGCTCATTGAAATGTATTCGTGATGGTTCTGCTCCTTGATCCTGTCCTGCTCCGTTCTCCACGCCTGATAGCCCTCGCAGGAGCTATGACAGGCGGGAAAACGTTTATCGCAGTCTTTGCACGGGCACCGCATTAGTACGGCACTTCCTCAAACGGGTTGTCCTGCGTCTGAACAGGTTCCAGTTTGTCACCGTTTCCATTCGGGTTCGGGGACAGGAACTCGACATCGTGCGCATTCACTTCCAGCGAAGCCCTCATCTTGCCGTCCTGTCCGGTGTACTCCCGCAAGCTGACCGAACCGCTGACAGCCACCTTGCGTCCCTTTGCCAAATATTTTGCGCAGGATTCGCCCAGCGCGTTCCATGCCGCCACCCGGAAAAACTCCGCTTCCTTGTTGTGCCTGTCGTTGACAGCCACGGTCATGTTGCAAACCTTCTTGCCGTCCGCGAGTGTCCGAATCTCAGGGTCTTTGGTCAGGTTCCCGATAATGTCCAGTCTGTTCATGGTCAAACCTCCTTGATGATGATTTTGTGCTTGAAGCGCATAAGCTTCTTCTTGATTTTGTAAACATCTGTTCTTGTTGCGGGTGACTTCGCGTCCTCCACAACTGTTTTCCCGTTCTGTGTATAGACGAAATCCGCGATGTACTTGACAGCCCGTTCGACAACCTTGCCGCCCTCTTTTTGAGCCGGGAGCAGTTCAAACGGCACTTGCCGCTGTAGGTCTGTGATCAGCCCAGCCCTCTCCATGTACCGGAGTTCGATCCAGCGGTAGGCTTCATGCTTGCTGTCGAACGTTTCCCCGTCAACCGTGGTTCTCTTGGCGTGGTACTTATTCCCCGTACCATGACGGTAGTTCATCCTCATCCTCCACAGGTCGCTGTTCGTACCGTTGCGCCGCCTCTGATTTGATGCCCGGATTAAACGCCTTGCCCGGTTCATCCTCCCATCTGCTCTGATTGAGCCATGTTGCCGGGTTTGGGATGTACCGTCCCCCCTCCTCCTGCCATTGCGCACTCTTCATCTGTGCGTTGACCGCATCGAGCATTCGTTTGGTCAGTTCTTCCGATGGCTTGATCTTTTTGAACGATTCCTGTGCCTTGCCTTTGCCCACCTTGCGCGGATATGCCGCCCAGAACCGTTCAAATCGTTCGTCAGTTGCTTTTGTTTGGTTCCGTTTGGTTTCCGTTGGTTCGCTTTGCTTTTTCGGTCTGCCACCCTTGGAACCGTTTGCCTTGAGCCGTTCGCTTTCCGTCCGTGTGCGGTCAATGGACTGTCGCGCCATCGCCCACAGGAACCGCTCATTGCCTGTCAGATGCGGTTCTTCGCCGTCCTCGGCGTATTTGAGCATCGCATCAAACAGCCGCCCCTTCTCCGCATCATTCAGCGGTTCCATTGCCACCCGGAAATCCGTCCAGACTTTCAGATACAGCATTCCTCAATCTCCTCTGTAATACCGTGTGTAATGTACTTTCTCACCGTAACGATTAACCGTGAACTCCGTCCGTCCGTTGATCTTGATTCCGCGCTGTCTCAGGTCATGGATTCTTGATGCCAGCCGCATTATTGAGAGTTGTTCCAATGCCTCCACAGGGCTGATTGAACCGAAATCATCCATGTATCTGAGTATCCTGTCCGTTTGCTTCATTCGTCCTCCTTACAGATAACTCTTGCCGAAAATCTCCATAAACTCTTCGTGAGAATAGACTTCCTCAAACCGCTGTTGACATTCGCGCTGGAGCATCCGGTCAAGCTCTTTGTTCCTGTCGTGTAGCTCCCTGTGTATGTCATGTCGAAGCCACACCCAGCATCCGTACTTGTCTGCCGCCTTTCGCCGGGAGCCGTGATATACGTGGTGCTTGTCCAGCCATGTCTCGCTCCCGGTGATATAGCACCGTTTTTCGTCCTGCATGATGCTGTCTATCAAATCCCCTCCTTCATTTTTCCCATTGTGCGATAAGCCTCTCAGCTTCCTTCGGTGTTATGGTTGGTATTCCCAATGCTTCTGCATCCTGCACCAGCGAATCAATAAGCTGTGCCATTTGCCGGGTGTCGTAGACTGATGAACCGTAGTACAGGATCACGTTCGTACAGCCCTCGTTCTTGCTTGCCATTGTGTCCGTCTGCCAGCCGATGCCGTTCTTCTCCCAGCTTTCCCGCAGACGATCAACCGCCCGATTCATCACGCAGACGATATCAGACACCCCGCCGATCTCCCGGATAGCGTTGCGGTAAACCTCCGTTTTTTTGACCCCCGTCCGCTTTGCTATCTGGTCAATCAACACCCATGCATAGGCGTTAGCGTCCCTGCTCCGGTGCTTGCTCCTGCGTTTGATTTCGACCGTGACTTCCTTGTCTGACAGTTCATCAAACATCTCTGAGCAGTCCTCCGGGGTCGAGAATGAGAGAACCCATTCCCGACCGTCCCGGCTCCGTTGCAAATCCTTCAGCTTGCCGATCATGCCCGTTCACCGCTCGGTTTGAAGTGCTTGTACATGGCTTCAATCATCTCCACCGCCTGTTCCATGGTCTGATCATCGGACTTCACATCGGGGATGATCCCATCAGCCACCAGCGCAAGCCGCATCGTGTTGAATCGGTCTGCCATTTCCTTTGTGTCGCTCACCCCGAACATCTGCTTCATAGCTCCCAATTCGTTTGCCACGTATTCCTTGACGGGGTTTTTCGGCGGGAGCTTTTCGCTTTTCGTTACAGTCACATTGTCCGGTTTCGCCTGTTTGCGATCCACCTTGCGGGACGGGTCAGGAATCTTCCCGGCTTCAATCGCCTCCTGTGTGGCGATTGCGTTGCTCACTTCCTCCGCGCTGGCGATGCTCTTCTCAGACCCCAGCCCCATGAACCCTAATGCGCGTCCAATCGCGCTTGTTTCGCAGTTCTCAATGTACGATGTTTTATTGATGTTGCTTGCGTCCTGCCGCTCAAACGCCATCCCGGTTGCCAGCATTACCCGCTGTCCGTTCTCGTAATAGCCGCACTCGGCTTTCATGTATACGATTCCTTCATCCATTCGGATGATATCCGTGGTGATGTACCCTCCCGGAATCAGGTTGCGGAATGCTTGCACCCGCTGTGCCACTTCGGCGTAATTTTTACCGCGAACGTTGGTGTAGGCAACGCCCTTGTTAACCTCGACAATCTTCTCGTAACTAATCTCCATCGTTCACACCTCCGTGTTATTCTTAACCCCTGTGATACCAGTTAAATTCAACCTCGTCCTCGTAGCTGTCCCACCGTTCGTCAGTCTCGGTGATGGTTTCCTCCTCGATCCTGCGCTGGATTGTGTAAGCGCCATTCGGGTTCATCTCCGCCAGTACCCGCCGCCGTGCCTCGGCTTTGCTCCGGGAGTATGTGGTTTCCACGCAGTCCCAGTCTTCAGCTTCGTCCGTGATGCCGTTGTCGCAAGCCTCGTTCCATGCGTCCCAGCTATCCCCGTTTCCCACGTAGAGGAAGATGTCGAAGCACTCATTTTCCACGATCTGTGTTCTCATTCTCTCACCCTCTTGCGCTTTTTCTCTCCGTGTGATATACTATCCACGGAGCTTGTTGTGTTAGCCCTCAACTTCTCCACTCCCTCGCCTCGGTGGGGGAGTTTTTTTGTGTATCAATCGTTCTCACCTCCCCGGGATCATCCTCCGCTGTTCCCACGCACGGAGATCACTATCCAGCACGGTCAGCGGGTTTTCCATGTGCGGCATCCTGCGGATGTAGTTCCTCGCACATTGCATGGAGCATTTGTATCGCTCTGCAATGTCCCGCACCGTCCAGATTGGTTCAGCCATCATCGTTCGCATAAAGTTCTTCCCATGCACAGCCAAGTACCATTGCGATCTTTCTGCCAACCCTTACAGGCGGTTCCCTGATCCCAGTTTCGTACTGGCAGATACAGGACTCAGTCTTTCCAACCGCCTTTCCCAACTGTTTCATGGTCAGCCCCCGTTTCAGGCGTAATGCCCTCAGTCGGTTCATTCATCAGCCCCCTTTCTTGATTTATTGTTTGGGTTCGCCTTTATTATAAATCAATTATTCCAAAAAATCAAGTTATTTGCCAAATAAATTGAAATAAATTCAAGTATTTGTGGCTTTTCTTTTTCTAAAGTTTTTGATATAATTCACTCAAGGAGGTGTGCTAAATGAAAAATATGCGAACAATTCGTAAGTCCCATGGTCTGACAATGCGTAAACTTGGAGAAACAGTTGGCGCCTCTGAATCATCCATTTCCCTATACGAAACAGGAAAGCAATCACCAGATATCACTATGCTGTGCAGAATTGCCGATGCTCTCCACGTATCAACTGATGAGCTTCTTGGCAGAACAGATGACCCGCGCAAACTTAGCGAGACAGATATCCGCATTGCCTTGACAGATGGAGAGGATACGATCACCCCGGCTCAGTACGCAGAGGTCAAACAGTTTGTCCGCTTCATACGGGAGCGTGATGCTCATGCAAACGAGTGACCTTTTGGCACTTGCCCATGATCACGGTCACTCCGTCTACACGATGCCCCTGACCGCAAACAAGGCTTTTGCCATTGAGGATCGTGGAAAATGCTATATCGCCATCAGGGACAGCCTCACTCAGACGCAAAAAAAAGAAGCCCTCGCGCATGAGCTTGGTCATTGTGAGTATGGCGGGTTCTATTACGCCGACAGCCCGGTCAGTCTCCGGGCGAAGTGCGAAGCAAAGGCTACCCGATGGGCAACCATTGCCCTGATGCCGCTGGACGAACTCCGCGCCGCAATCAGAGCAGGGAACACGGAGCTATGGCAACTTGCTGAAGTGTTCGGGGTATCCCCCCGGTTTGTCGAACAAGCGTTGATTCAGTACGCCCACATGGGGCTTACCGTACAGGAGGACACATGAGCGTTGAGGAATACTTCGGGATGCCGATGGATGATATCGTCATGTTGATTGATTCGTTTACTGTATTACTGAGTATTACCCTAACATACTCTATATTACCCTAATACTATTTAAGAGTAATATAAAAGAAATATAAAAGAAAAAGAAATAGTGTTGGTTTTTGTTGTTCCACTTTGGTTTTGTTTGGTTTCCGTTGGTTTTAGATGGTTTTGAGATTGGAGCAAACCTATGCCACGCCTCAAAAAACAGCACCTCAAACAGCGCAGGGATGGGCGGTATGTTGCCTATTATCACGACAAACCGTTCTACGGACGTACAGAGCAGGAAGCACTTGACCTCCGTGATGCCTACAAGGCAAGCGTGGAATCTGGCACTCAATACGCCCTGCGGATAACAGTCCGCGAATATGCCCTCAATTGGCTGAAAATCGCCCATCCTGCCGTTTCGCGCTCCACAATGGAGGGTTTGTCCATCCATCTGAAACACCTCTTAAATCGCCTCGGTGATGCCCCTATGAGTACGGTCAAGCCGCTGGATATCAAAACGGTTTACAGCACCGAATATCTGGGCGTTTCAAACTCTTATATCAAGGCGGCGAAGCAATTGTATTGCGCTCTGTTTGATTCAGCCGTTGCTGATGGCATCTGTCGGGTCAATCCTGCCCGTCAGCGGTCAGCACAGCCGCACAAGGGGAGCGAAGGGGGACACCGCGCAATCACTCCGCAGGAACGGGAATGGATCGACACCCTGTGCCATGATCACAGAGCATACCCAGCGGTCATCACGATGCTGTACGCTGGCATTCGTCCTCAAGAAGCAAAGGCGCTTGACATCCGCAAGGCGTTTGATGAAAAGGCGGGTGTCCTGCATATCACGGAGACAGCGCACAGGGACGGCAACAACCAATACCGGATCACAAGCACGATGAAAACCAAAAACGCTGTCAGAGATGTGCCGATCCTGCCCCCGGTTGCCGATGCGCTCAAGGGCAGGAATGGCAAGCTGATCACAACGGCGAAGGGCAAACAAATCACAGCTACAACATGGCGCAATGCTTTTGCATCATACCGCTCCGCAATGGAGACAGCTATCAACGGCTGTCAAAAACGCTGGTATGGAAGGACTAAAGCGCACAAAAAAATACTGGCAGACGGTGGGCATCTGCCAGAATGGATCAATTTTGATGTTGTGCCGTATGACCTCCGTCATTCGTTCTGCACCATGTGCCGTGATAACGGGGTTGAGCTCCATACGTGCATCGAATGGATGGGTCATGCTGATGCATCAATGATTATGAAAATATACGATGAGGTTTCCGACACCCGGAGCCAAACGGAGGCTGAACGGCTCCGAAAACACCTGTTTCCCGGTCAAAATGACGGTCAGGAAAGCGGAGAAGAGCCGCAAACCATTGAGAAATAAGGGGTTTCAGCCCTGTAACCTTTTGCTTCATACCCGGAGTGTCATTGGTTCGAGTCCAATCGGAGCCACGCCTTGAAGCCCTTGGAGATACTGATCTCCGGGGGATTTTTTATGCCCATCGGGACAGCCAAAAAAGCCAAAAAAGCAAACAAAGCAAAAATAATCCCGGTCAAATGACGGTCAAAAAGAGGGCGGGAAACCGCCCTCAGGTTAGTTTGTCCATGACCGCATTATAGAGTTTCGGCTGGATCACCTGTAACGTTGACATTAGCTCATCAATCACAGGCAACACCACATCCTGCGCTCTGCCGTCAATCGCCCTCGCAAACTCTGTATTGCTGTCGGTCTCAATCCGTGTTTCCGGTGCTGGCGCGAATGAGTAGGCTGGTTCTATTGCGTTTTTAACACCGTACATTGCATTCTTGATAGTGTAAAACGCCGCCAGCTTGATACAGGTGCTTGCATCGGGATTGCGCTTGCCTTGGCATTCGGCGATAGCCGTATCCAGATCATGCTCTGTAATCACGGCTAATCACCTCATCACATGGATTCAATCTTGCTGATCAGCCGCTGGAAATCCTGCCGCGCTTCGGGAGCCTCGCGCATCATCTCACGCAGTTGCTCCACCAGTCCACCATCGCGGGAGTACCCGTCACGGGGATAACCATCACGGGAGTATCTGCGCCGCATATTATTCCGGGCATAACTGCGACCGTCATCATACGTGCCGCTGTAGCCGTCTTCTTCCATCACCTTGTCAAGGTTTTTCAGCGCGTGGGTCAACTTGTCGATGACATCCAACGTCCCGGCAGACAGTTCGCCTTTTTTGCCATATTCTTTCAGTTCATCACACAGCATCTCCCTGAGTTCCTGCAATTCCTTCATGCTTGTCCCTCCTTCCTCACGAAATCCGGGTCACGGTCAGGTTGGCGTTCTGAATCAGGATTGCGGGAGCCGCGCCGCCAACAGGTGTAGCGGACACGTTCTCAACCGCAACGGAGAAACAGCACCCCTTGGGGACTGTGATAATCGCCGTGCTGGTCAGGTTGCCGAAATTCTCCGTTGTGGGCGGGTCTGTTGCAACAGCCGCAGGGGTGAAGATTGCCCTGCTTGTCAGCACAGGCTCCCCGTCAATGGCGATTGCGATTGCCAACGGCGCGACAACCCCGTCAGACGGGATCGCCGCATTGCCGTTAAACGTTACCTGATACCGTGCGAAACAGGATGTTGGATTGTTTACGATGCCACGCAGAATTACAATCCCCGACTGATTGCGGTGATAGACGAAGCCTTTGTTACAGCCGATAGCCGTTTCAAGAATGATATTCTGTCCCGGTTCTACGCGCTGAACGGAGTTTTCGATAAATTCTGCCATTGGTCATCACGCTCCACATCCGCAACCGCCGAACCCATTATTCGGGCAAGTAAAGATGGGCTGAGACCCGTACACAGGCACAGTACCAACAGGGCAATTTTTCAGCCGATTGTACAGAGCATCAACCTCGTTGTTCAGACCCTGCTGGAATGTGGCAGTCTGCGCCGCCTGAGAAGCGGACAGGTTCGCCATGTTAAGCTGGTTCTGGAGACCAACGTTCTCACGCTGTGCCGCCGCAAGCTGGTTACGAACGCCGTCCAGTTCCAGGGCGCAAAGCTTGTCAAGGATGGCCTGTGTGCCGCGCGTCTGAGCGTCAATGATTTCGTGTGTGTTCTGCGCCGCCGCCGTGCGGTCAGCACAGTTTTCGGTCGCAACCGTGTATTTCAGGTCTGCGATGCCAGCACGGTTTTCACAGCAACAGTTCTGAAGTGCATTCTGAACGGCAAAGGATCGTTCCATGTCTGCCATCGTGTTCTGGTTCAGCGTGTTATTAACTCCTGCGAAACCAGCGCAAAGGGCGTTCTGCACATCTCCGAAGCCGGAAGTAATGCTGTTCTGGATGCCGTTGATCTGCGTTCCGAGCATCTGATCCCGGAATCCGTTGTTGATGTTCTGGCTGTTGTTCATCCACGGGTACAGGTCATTGCCGCCGAAGCCGCCGCCAAAACCGTTGCAGATGGCATCTGTCGGGTCAATCCTGCCCGTCAGCGGTCAGCACAACCGCACAAGGGGAGCGAAGGGGGACACCGCGCAATCACTCCGCAGGAACGGGAATGGATCGACACCATGTGCCATGACCACAGAGCATATCCAGCGGTCATCACGATGCTTTACGCTGGCATTCGCCCACAGGAGGCAAAAGCCCTTGACATCCGCAAGGCATTTGATGAAAAGGCGGGTGTCCTGCATATCACGGAGACAGCGCACAGGGACGGCAACAACCAATACCGGATCACAAGCACGATGAAAACCAAAAACGCCGTCCGGGATGTGCCGATCCTGCCCCCGGTTGCTGATGCGCTCAAGGGCAGGAAGGGCAAGCTGATCACATCGGCAAAAGGGAAACAGATCACAGCTACAACATGGCGCAATGCGTTTGCTTCTTACCGCTCCGCAATGGAGACAGCTATCAACGGCTGTCAAAAACGCTGGTATGGAAGGACTAAAGCGCACAAAAAAATACTGGCAGACGGTGGTCATCTGCAAGAATGGATCAATTTTGATGTCGTTCCGTACGATCTCCGTCATTCGTTCTGCACCATGCTCCGGGATGCCGGGGTTGACCTCAAGCTGGCCATCCAATGGATGGGTCACGCAGACGAAAAAATGATCCTCCGCATCTATGACCACATTACCGAAAAACGCATCGAAAACGCCGTCAAAAACGTCGAGCGAAGCCTTGAAGGGGTCAAAATGGAGGTCAAAACGGAAGAGAAGCCCGACAAACCCTTATAAATCAACAGACACAGGATTACCACTCCAAGTATGGGGTTCAAGAGGCCGGAAGTTCGAATCTTCTCACCCAGACATGAAAGAAACCTTGGGATCAAGCGATTCCAAGGCTTCTCTCGTTTTTGGCGGCAGCCTGCCACCCGGTTAGAAGACACGTTTTAAGGGCGTTTGACCCCATTACCGACCCATAACGGGGTCATTTCAGGGGTCATCCACGAACCATTTCTCGTACTCGTCAACCGAGCAGTAACCGGCTGCACTTTCGAACAGATCCAGCGCCAACTCCAACCGATGCCGCCAGACAGAATCCTCCGGGTCGTCGATATGGATAATGTACGCAGGATATCCTCCATAGGAATGCGGGTTCAGCTCTATCTCATAATCCAGGGTCTCCCCGAATCGCTTCTCACCCTCTGGCGTCAACTTCAGCGGACCGCAGAACGCGATCGCCAGTTCCTCGCAAACATCATCATAGACGTCAATGTCAATCTCCATCGGCAGCAGATCACGGATTGTCATTGGCTCACTCCCTCTCTACCCGGTCATGGATCGCCAGGGCTCCGTACACGCCCGGAAACAAATCGCTGAAACGGCTGTCGCTTGTGTGGGCGAAGTTCCCGCCGAACATGAACCATGACCCGCGAGGCACCACCGCTCCACTCTCATCCACCGCAGCCGGGCGGACATCGTACACATCAGCACCGAACAGGCGGCGCTTGTTCACCAGGCAGAAGTTCATGGGCGTCTCCACATCAGAGTCAAAACTCCGGTGGCCATCCGGGCATGCGACCAGCAGCTCTATGAACCGGCCGGAGATTCCGCCATTCGTGGAATCCCACTTGGGGTTCCTATACACCGTGACCGGTATGCAATGAATGATTGCCATCAGTACTCACCTCCATGCCAGCGGGCTGCCCGCTCCTCCTCGTAGTCAACACGGAACATCGACAGCGCCCGCCGTTTCGTGATCGGTCCGAACTCCTTGACATAGTACTCATAGGAATCGCGATCCCAGCACTCATAGGTGGCATCTCCGCCCGTGTTGTAGTGCGCCAGCGCGTAATCCATCAGCTCCTCATAAGTCAGCCCTTTTGCCATTTCTCTGCCCTCCATATTGCATCGTTTTGCGCTCTGTGCTATCATGGGGGAGGGGAGAGCCCTCCCCCTCGTGAACCGGCGTTGGTGGTTAGGACACCAGCGCCTTTTCCAATCCCGCGTCCGCCTTGGCATCGCGAACCGTGCCAGAGAACCAGCGGTCACGCTCCAGCGGCAGCCAGTACCCGAACGCATTCACACGGGCCTCCGTCAGATCGCTGAGCATCAGATACCCATACTCGGCCTCATCGCCAGAGGTGACCAGGGCAAACAGCTCGCGGTCCCCATTCTCCAGAGGCTCGCCGGCCTCCAGCACATACCAGGACATGCTGCCATAGGGATTGAACACCTTGAACAGCACCTCCGCAGAGTCCCCCTTCCCGTCCTGCGAATACAGCGGAAAGCGATCCATCTTGCGCTCAATCTCCTTGGTGATCATCTTCATTGTGTTAGCCCTCCGTTCTTTTTGTTTGCCCCCTTTAAGGGCACCTTTATTATATCATAGAATATGCATATAGTCAATATTGAAATTGAATGTTTTTGAAGAAATATTAGAAAAAACTTTGATCCGCGTAAAACGCCATCAGAACGCTTATGATGGCTGTTCGCTCACGGATGATGGAATTGTTGCCCAGCACAGAAAAAGCCGTCAGGGCGCGTCCTGCGCCCAAATACGGGCATAAAAAGAGGAGAGGATCACTTGACCCTCTCCATATCCTCCCGGATCAGCCGCTTGATGTAAGACACCATGCTCTCTTCCCTGCTGGTCATCCAGCCGTACAGCACCATGTCCTCCGGTTTTCGGCGGTTGAATGTGACCATTATCCGCACCACGTTTGTCTTCATGTACTGCTGGTCATACGCGCTTTTCTCCTCCGGTGTCCGTGTTTTTTTCATCCGCTCACCCCCTCCCTGCACTTTATCACAACCGTTTCAGACAGTCAACCCAGCGCATCCATTCGCGCCGTAGTCAGGGCAAGAGCCGCGCCATACAGAGCATCATCATCCATGCCTGTGTTGGCACAGCGGAATACGCAGTCCCGGATCAAATCCAGTTGAGCCATGGTCAGCGCCACCGTGACCGTCTCAGGGGTTAGCTCATATTCTCCGACAAGTTCCGCTGGTAGCTCGTGATCGTACTCCAGCATGGCGTAGGCTTCGCGCCCGATCTCAGGAATCATCTTCGGCTCCATGTACTCGGTGACATCCGCGCCACCGGGGAAAGCCCCCGGCATTGGCGGTCTCTGCGTCATGTAATACTTCACAGGCAACCCCTCCTTTTTCCCCAGTCCATCAATTCATGGACGGTAAATTTGTCGGCTCCGTCTATGTACAGATCACGTATCATCATGATTACGGACACGAAATCACTGTACTTGTCAATTTGCCGCCGATGCCCTGCCCACACCCTGTACACCCGGTATGGGTTTCGCTTGTCCGCTGTCCTGATACAGGTCAGGTGGAACCCGTCAAGCTGGATGTCCAGCACCTTTTTAGTCCTGCGCTCGGTCATACACCACACCCCCGATCTGTTCAGCCGCAATGGTGGCTTTGAACTGGTCATCATAGGCTCCCCAGAACCACCAGTCATTGTCGCACTCCCGCGCCACGATGTAGCGGTGATCATAGGCGTAATCCGGTACAAACATGATATCTGCCATTGTGTTAGCCCTCCTGTCAGCGGTGATTGACCGTCAGATCAAAAGCCTTAAGAACTGCGTCCCGCTCTTCGTCTGTCTTCGCCTTTGCCAGCAGTTCAAGCAACTGCACCATCATCTGTCCGAGGTACTGATCACGTTTCATGTTGTCCTCCAATGCCGGGGATTAGCCGCCCCGGCTCGGCTTGTCATTATGCCAACGCTTCAACCTGATGCTCGGAGAAGAAGCAACTCGGCTTCAAGAAGCAATGCCCCTTCTCGGCTTCCTGATCCTTCTCTTCATCCTTGTGCTTGCCCGTGTACTTCCATATGGTCAACCGGGTCACAGCGTGTTCGCCCTTCTTGACCGAAAAGCCCAGTTCCTTCCACCGCTGGAAGGTGTGGATCGGTTCAGCCTCCGGGATGGTTACTTCGCCCGTGTCGGTCTGCACGGTGATCATGCGTCCGGTGGGAAGGATCAGCCCTTCCTTCAGCAACCGCATCTGCTCGTTGAAGATGATCTGCTCATTCGTCATACCCATGTGTTAGCCCTCTCTTTCTTTCCTTCGGGTTCCTGTCAAATAGTCCCGTTATAAGCCATCGTGCGCTTTGTGGTCGGGTTTTCGTTCGGGTTTATAGTCGTGTCCACTTTGTAGCTGATCGCTTTCCAATTTCGGGCGATATACATCGCCTCCCGTTCGTCTCCCGTTGCTCCTATGATCTCGCCGTCTTTAATGACCAAATACCCTGTAAACTTCACTTTGCGCCGCCCTCCTTCCATTCCTTCAGCTTGCGCTCATTCTCGCGTTCAATCTCCCGGTGTACCTTCAGCATGTCCTTCATGCTCATGTGTTAGCCCCTCTCTTTCTGCTGTTTCAATCAGAGAACCAAATCGGTCTCGGTGGTTTCCATGTAACGCTTCAGAACCTGTTCCTCCCAATTGCCCATGGTTTTCATCGCATTTACGGTTTCGATGGCTGCATCAAGCGTTTTCTCATCCATCGCTTCTACGATCTCAGACCAGAAATACATGAGCATCGCCTTCCCTATGTTGATCTGTTCGCCGTCCCTTGTCATGATCCGTGCCATTATTAGCCCTCACTTTCTGTCGGGGATTAGCCGCCCCAGCTCGTCATCATCTGTGTTCTTACTCTTCTTCGTATTCTTCGTCTTCTTCGGGTTCCGGTGTCTTCATTTCGGATTCCCAGTATTCGCCGCCATACACTTTGCAAAACTTTTCAGCAAGGTGCTTTCGTTTGGAAGGAAGTATCCCCGGTTGTCACTCAGCACGTAGATTGTCATTGCTTTTACCTCCTATTCTTGAGTGGCTATACCGCCCCGCCCGGCGTCTTTGTGTTACTCGGCATTCGCCAACTTGTTTTCCATAATGTCAGCGCATTGCTCAATATAATCTGTGACGGTTGCCCACTTGCGATAATTGCTTGTCTGCTTCTTAACTTTTTCGTAAAGCTCTAAGACGTTCAAATTCTTCATCTCGTTAAAGGTCTTTTCCGTAAGCACTACATATGCACGGAACCCGTTGCAAATCAAATCAAGCGCAAAATCTTTCTTGCTGTTGTTGCTCATTGCAACACTTGTTGTGTTCTGATTCCCGTCCCAATGCCCAACCGCTACAAACTTTTTCATTGTGTTAGCCCTCCGTTCTTTTTGTTTGCCCCTTTAAGGACATTTATATTATATCATAGAATATGCATATAGTCAATATATATCTTGAAAATAAGTTAAGAAAAAATTAGTAAAACTTTGCCAACAGAAAAACCCCGGCATTAGCCGGGGATGTGCTTGAAGATGATGTTCTCGCACTTGTGGAATATGTTTCGCGCCTGTTTGGGTGACAGATCAAACTCTTCTGCCAGTTCCTCGAATGTCAAACCATCAAACAGCCGCCGCGAAACCAACTGCCGATTGCGGTCACCCTTCGCGCCGTTGATCCATTCGTGGATCACCCGTTCAAGGTCGCTCCTGCTGTACGTTTCGGTAAGGCTCATACCTTCCCCGTTCCATGGCAGACAGGGCAAACCCTGCTGGATGTCGTACTCGGTTTAATGCGCATCCTTGTCACCCGCACCCTGACCGTTGCCATTGATCGTCACACCCCCTTCTCCGTTGATAATCGCCGTTCCGTTATCCTCGGCATCAGCGGAATAGTCCGTTGTGACCACATCCACATACTGGTTCTCGTACACGATCCACCCTATGTTGGTTCCCACGAACGCGAGGAACATGATCAGCAGAGCCAGCCATAGCCGCTTATTGACCCGCTCCATCCTGCTCATTTCCCCTCATGCACATAGTAGGGGATTGCTACAGTTTCTCTCGGTTCCATCTGTCAGCCCTCATCGGGCGGCTTGACTTCTGGCAGTCCAGCCAGCGCAAGCAGGATCGCCGTAATCGCGCCGAACGCACCAGCGGACAGAGCCGCCAGCCAGTTGACATCGCCCAGCACAACAGCACCCGTGCCGATGTACGCCAGCGCCGCCTCGGCAAACGTGCGCACAGCGCGAATCAACGCCGCCTTGAGCCATTCCTTCCAGTTGACCATGTTCACACCTCCATATCATTCAAGAGATTTCGGGGAAACACCCCGCTTGACCAGATACTCAAACAATCTGTCATCCGTATCGCTCAGCTTGTCGTGGTCATTGCCAGATTGCAGATGTTTGATGATTCGGTGAAGGGCTTTCAAGCTCTCCAGCGTGTCCTTCTGATTTTCCTCAAACCTCGCTGACCCTTGCTGAAGCCGATGATCCACCCCCCGGCTCCATGTCTCCAACTGCGTCAACCTATCCTTGATCACAACAAGCTCTTTAGCCCTCTCATCCCGCCCCGTCAGTTTTTTCCATGCCTCAACACCTTTTGACACAACCGATAGCCCCTCAAGGATGATGAGGATCACCGCCAGCGTGACAAGCAGATTGTCGCCGTTCAGCGTTACGTTAGGCATCTCTCTCACCCCCTCCCCTTGAGGAATTTGCTCATCATCCAGCCGTCAGCGCGGATTTTGCACCACTCGCCGTCCGTCTGCACGATCTCAACCTCAGTACCAACAGGAAGGTTGGCAATGACCGTCCCACCCGGCTCCGTCCGCATGCGGACAGGCTTGCCGTTGGTAGCGGTCACAACCGCCGCCCCCGGTTTAATCGGCTCAGGCATTTTGTACTCCACCCCCCGGATCAATCCGTAATGTGTCCAGCTTTTCAGCTTGCTTTTGACAACACCTGATTTCGCTCCCTGCGCCTCGACCACCGCGCCATCGCCAATAAAAATTCCGACATGATAATAATCGGAGCCGTTTCGAAGTTTGAACACCAGCGCGCCGACCGGAGGCTCACCGGAGAGCTTGCCCTTCTCGCGCATTTCGTTCCACATGCTGTTGGAACCGTGCGGGAGCCTGATCCCGTGCTTGCGCAGGATGTAGCAGACCAGCCCGGAGCAGTCTGCAACCATATGCCCGATCCATTGCGCCCCATACTGGATGCTGTTCGCATAGTCCGGGTCATCCCACCGGGTGCGGGTGATCTCCTGCTGTCGGGATGCTGTCCATTTCTCACCCGATGTGCCGTAAATGTAGCCCCAGTTCTGCGCGAGGATGTCCTGCGCCATACGGGCAATGTCGATTGCGTTAGTCATTCGATCCTCCCATTTCGACGATGGTCGGTAGGGCAGTAATCACTCAGGCATTCTGAACAGACCATCACATTTCTTGCATTTATATACCCTGTAATCATCATTGACCCGTTCTGCAACCTCCTGATCCAGAACCTCCATGAAATTGAAATTCGCTTTGCAATGCGGGCAATGATACCATTTTCCATCATCGGACATCGGACCGTAAAGCACATCAAGAATCTTATCCATTTTAAGCCTCCTTATCAGACCGTAAAGTCCAAATCGCCCATTTGCCCAAACGAGATAATATGAACGTTGCTGTCATCGCACACAAACATATTGAAATGCGCTTCCGTTATGTCGCCATAGGCACGGCTTCCCATGGTTTCGTATGGCGTGTCATCATATGTCCGAATCGTCACTTCTGGCGATGGGGAACCAGTCGTAGACCATACGATCCCGTTATCTTTGAATGCTCCGAACGAATGTGAATGTCCAGAAACCTGACACAACACCTTGCCAGTTTTGTTCGCGAAGGAATATGTCTGCCCCCCAAATGTGACCGACCCACGACTGTTGTAGGCAATCATCGCCTGATTGACGGCTGTATAATTGTGGTCTGTGCTTTTTTCCCATGTCGACATCAGGTTTTCGTGCGTACTGTAATGACCAGTTACAATAATACGCTTATCGCAATTCAGAGCATCAGTCAGCAACCAGACAATCTGAGCGTCAGAATAGCCACGCCATACTCCATCGCCGCCAACAGCGTGATACTTCACCTGTCCATTCTCTTCGACCACCCACGGATAATCAATAAAATCAAGGCAGATGATTCTTGTGTTGACAGAATCGAAGTCCTGATAATAATACGTTTTGTCAGGTGCAATGGTTTTCCCAGAGAACGGAGCAATACAACGGGCATAAAATTCGGCTCTGGTTACAACCCTTTCCGGTGTTAGTCCAGCGTAGGAATTGTCATCATGGTTCCCTCGAACGATCATGACCGGAACACCAATGCGCTTGAACCGCTTTGTAAACTCTGTGAGTTTATCAAGAAGCTGTTGTTTGTTGCTATATCCTCCGTCCGTCAGATCGCCACCGCAAATCACAAAATCAAGTCCGTTTTTCCTGTGCAAGTCTCGGATTGCCATGATCTGTTTTTCAACCGTTTCGGAGAGATGCCACAGGTCATTGTCATGCAAATCAGTTATCATGGCGAATTTAACAGGATTGTGACCGATTTTGGAACACGCCGTGTTTACAGTTTCCTTCATTTCCGCATCGTAATAGAGCGGATATCCGTTGTCTATTTCCTCACCAAGCGCATTTTTGTCGATGGACTCAACGACCTTGTACAACGTTCCGGCATACCATTTGGAGTTGATCTCTTCCCATTCTTCTTCGCTAAATCCAGAAGTTCTGTCCAACTTTGCAAAAACTACACTAATATACCGATCCCGAATGTGAACGGCTTTGTCTGTCGTTCCATAGTCCGTGCTGTAAGTGTACCAAGAATAATCCTCGCTCGGTGGACCAGACAGACTTGTAAAAGCCGACAGATCATAACAATAATTTCGATCAAGGAACTTAATATACGCATCCTTCACGAAAACACGTTTCGACTCGCAGGTGCGAATGCTTCCAACGTATCCAACTTCACCTGTTGAACTGCTTATTGTGTGATTTTTTACAAGCCCATTGCCAAGGTGCAGATACTGTCCCAATTGCCGTGCCATTTCCGTTGTTATTGTCTCGGTTTCATGACCAGCGGGCTTCGATATAACTATTTTGAAATACGGGTAATTTTCCTGCTTTATCGGTTCGCCGTTCGTCATCCACTCAGAATCTTTTACAAAGTTAAAATCGGAATCATAATATTTTAAAAAGAATCGGAGCAAATCGTTTCTCCCATTATACAAAGGCCACGAACCGTCTGTGTTTTCATAAAAAACGTCCGTTGTGGCGCGGGTGAGAACATCAATGATTAAGACATGATCAATATCGGAACGACCCTGCCTAAAATCATTCGGAGAATATTCGCTTGCCTTCTTCACCGTAATATATGGTCTGAGTATAATATGCTGTTTTGCATATTCGTATTGATCAGAGGTCAAATCTGTGGCATCATTCGACCAATCGCACACCCAGATCTTCATATATTTTGCGGTAGGGAAATTAGATCGGCAAAAGATGATTTTTTTAATGTGAGTTTTGTAGCCCGAAATCGCATCACCTAAAACATTTAAAGATGCATCATATAACTCAATATTGAACGAAACAACATCTTCGTCCTCATCAAGGAAAACCTCGAAATCTTTCGTAATCGGGATGAAGTCAGTTGTCATTCGCCTTGCTACTCTTACCCCTGCGGAAGATTTGCCAGCGATCAAAGGCAAAGTAGAATCTCCAGCCAGATTTTCCATCGTGAACAAGGTTTGGTTATTCAAGGCACTCTTCAAACCATTAACATCCTGCCGCGACTCTGCGTCCATGATCATGTACGTTTCGCCGTTCACAATTTGTCTATCGGTTGTTTTTGCCATCGCTCACACCTCCATTACCGATTCGGCACAAAATCGCCGTTGTACTTGTTCGACCAGCGCATCTGAAAATTGTCCCCGGACACCTGCTCCATCGTGCATTTGATTGTCGCGGCATAATCAGCCGCCCCTTTTGCCCGGTTATACCCCGTGATGATCCGTTCAATATCTCGTTCCGTTGGTGTAGCCATTAAGTACCACCTCCATCATTAACCACAATCGCGTAATTCTCGCCGCTGACAAGTTCCGCATGGACATCGAACTCAGCGATAGCATCCGCCGCCGCCTCTGCTCTGCCGATCACAGCCAGCAGTTCATCCAGATCGGGAATCACCCCGCCCGGATCGACCGGAGAGCCGATCACGCTGTCAATGACCGTACCGTCCACGATTCGCATGGTTCCGGTCACGCCGCCGCCGACCAGCTTTATAACCAGTGAAAACGCACCGTCGTATGCATAGCAAGCGTCAGGGAGCGTCACAAACGCCTCCTGACCGGAGAACAGCCCGCCGCTGATCGTGACAGTATCCCCACGCCCGTGTCTAATGAAATAACCCATGCATTGAGAGCCTTCAGCGGTCACAGGCTGACCGGATCGCCACAGACGCACTCCGTAGCGGTTCGCGTTCACGTCACCCTCGCTCAGCGTTCTGTGAGCGAATGAGCGATGGACTGTGCCGCTGTCCAGATCAATGTCTACTATGTCCGTATGATATAATGCCATTTTCTTTCACCTCCCCACAAAATCACAGGATACCATACAGCCACACTTGTGCATTTGACGCATTTTGCGAAGATTGCACCGTCACTCCCGTGTCGTTCACGTATTTAATCTCGTACCACCGTTGCGTGTTGGCACTATCGACCTCTGTAAGCGACATTGCACTATTGGTATCGAATAATGCTCGTGGGATGTACATTGTCGCTCTGTTATAATTTCCACGCCGTACAACCGCTAACAAGTATCTATAGTCAGACAATTTCCTGCCGTTGTACAATGTTACCGTGGTAACAGTCGAAGATGCAGTTTGCGCATTTACGAGAGTGTAATAATCGTTTTTGCTGTTCAATATCCGTCCCTGATTCGCGCTCAGCGCCGCCGTAGTGCTGGTGCTGGTCAGGTTGTCCACAACATCCGCATCTGTCAGCGCGGATGCCAGTTTTGTTTTCTCGGCTGTCGTGTAGTCGTTTGTGCTCAATCCCTTGCCCGTCTCTTTGTCTACCTTGGTAGACATATCAATCCCGGCAAGCTTGTTCTTCTCAGCGGTGGTATAGTCGTTACTTGACAGCCCCATCCCGGCAACCTTGTCAACCTTGGTATCCATGTCGATGCCAGCCAGCTTTGTCTTCTCTGCGCTTGTGTAATCCTCGCTGGACAACCCCTTCCCCGTGACCTTGTCAACCTTGGCTTCGTTCAGCACTCTGCCCTGATTGGCAGACAATGCAGAGGTCGGATCGGTGCTGGTCAGATCATCCACCACAGCTACGCCGCCAGTCTGAATCATGCCAGCCAGCACCCTGCCCTGATTCGCGCTCAGAGGCACATCAGCATCGGAACTTGTCAGATTGTCCACCACATCCGCATCGGTCAGCGCGGAGGCAAGTTTGGTTTTCTCCGCTGTTGTGAAGTCGTTGCTACTCAGCCCCTTCCCGGTTTCCTTGTCCACTTTCGTGTCCATGTCAATCCCGGCGAGCTTCGTTTTTTCTGCGGTGGTGAAATCGTTGCTGGACAATCCCTTCCCGGTCTCTTTGTCAACCTTCGTTGACATATCGATTCCAGCCAGCTTGTTTTTTTCCGCTGTGGTGTAATCGTTGGTGGATAGCCCTTTGCCCGTGACCTTGTCAACCTTGCTGTCCATGTCTATCCCCGCCAGCTTATTCTTCTCGGCGGTCGTATAGTCATTACTGGACAGCCCCATGCCGCTGACCTTGTCCACCTTCGTGGACATATCAATGCCAGCTAACTTGTTCTTCTCTGCGGTGGTGTAGTCATTTGTGGACAAGCCTTTCCCAGAGACTTTGTCCACCTTCGTGTCCATGTCGATTCCCGCCAGCTTGGTTTTTTCAGCGGTTGTGTAATCGTTAGTGGACAATCCTTTTCCGCTGATCTTGTCAACCTTGCCGTCCACCTGATCCTGCAACGGGTCGAGGGCTTCCCAATGCGCCGCCGTCCATGTCTCCGCTGTGGTGATCGCCGTGATGCATCGCCATGTTTGATAGCTATACCGCACCCGGTCACCAACGGCATAGGTGGCACTCGAAGAGTAGACAGGCGCATCGCTGACCATCCCGTTCACCAGACTGTTGAGGCTGGCGGGTGTGAGCGCGTAACCCGCGCTGGTGCTGGTCGCGCTGGTCAGCAGTTTTGTCATGCCGTAATAGGTTGTTGTTGCCAGCGCACCGTCCGCAATCAGAAAATAAGTGCCGTTAAACACCAGCGTCAAGGTTTCCCCGGCTGACCATTCGTACCGCGCCGCATTGGTTCCGGTCACCCTGCGGATGTTGTGCGCTCCGAGACTGTTAATGTTCAGCGTGGGTGCGCCGTTGTAGGTCTGGGCGTTGGTGAACGTAATCACGAAGACATCATTTGCTCTGATCTCCGTCACCCCGGAAATGGTGGCAACCTTTGCCGCCTTTGCCGCCGCCGTTGAGCATTCTCCGTGCCATGTGCGCACATTGCCAGATTCGGACGGGGATGCTGGCATCGTCACATGAAGCGCTGTTCCCTGTACCGTGCCGACCGTGCTTCGCTGTCCCCATGAGAGTGTGGGGTTATTGTCGGAGACAGTCACCTCAGCCTGTACCGGGAACCCGCCGCCAGTAGGCGAACCGCCGATTGCACCGCTGTCAGATGAAGAAGACGCATTCGCTGTGATGATTCGCTGAATGATGTCCGGGGAGAGCTTGTTGTACGTGATGCTCTGGTTCCTGATCCTGTAACCCGGAACCCGCTGATTGAAACTGGAGACAGTCCCCAGAATGATTGAAACATACCGTTCCGTCAGGCAATCCCACTCATACTCATTGACAACCGCTTTCGCCGTGACCCCGGAGATGCCCGTGTTGACGGTGATCGTGTCATACAGATTCACCCGTTGTAATCCGTGGTACTGCTGGTATTCCACCGTGTCACCCAACAGCACAAACTCCACATCGAGCGTCAACTGCACATCGTCAACGCGATCCTCGTCAAACATTTTCTGTGC